CAAATGGAGACAAAACAAATGCATGCTGGGTTATATTTTTCCAATTATCGGTACGTTTTATAAAATCTTGATGTATGGAAAGAAGATTATTTGGTATTTGTTGAAAAGCACTTTCTCGTTGTCCAAATTTATCATTAGAAATAGTAAAATTAACATAGATATCGGGAGTTCTTTCATAGAATGGAATCATGTGTTGGATAAGGCAAAACAGAGTTTCCTCTTGGTCCCTCGGTAAATGTCCTTCGTCTATTTTTTTCCAATTGTAAGTTGGATTATTTGAAATAGTGTGGTAATCTAAACCAATCGGTAATTGTATTATTTTAATATTGTCTTGTATTTGTGTATTTTGTATAAACCATTTTAATAAATAAGGGTTGTTAAGCAGGATCATTGTCTCTGGATATGTAAGAGCTTCTCGTGGTACACATAAATCTGAATCTCCGCTTACTAAAACAAATGTGTTTTTTATTTTTGGTAGAATTTGTAAAACAAAAAACTGTAACAAGTCACTACAAACATATATAGACATCCCATTAAACATCTTTCCAGAAACAATCATACTTTTTAAATATAAAATATCATTATTGCAGCTTGAGGATGGATTCAGAGAATGAAAATTGCATGATTTTAAAATTCCTCTTGATGAAACAAAGTGACATAGCTGTTCCATAATTTCTTTTATAAAATAAACCACCATTTATTTATTTTATAAACTAATATATGTATTTACACCTTTTCTAAAAAATCCACAATATTTATATTTTTTTTACAAATATTTGGCTTTCACGCTCACCTAAATAAATTATTCTTTTATGATAACCAGATAAAAATCCGTCTATTCCTCTTTGAGTTAAATCAGGACCACCCCATCCATAATCATCAAATATCATTATACCATTTTTTTCTTGGCGTTATATATGAAACAGATCTTTGCGGATATATCACAATTTGACAACACCAATGATTATTTACCTATTTTAAATGGATGCATTAATGCGGATTTACTGATTATGTTTATGTTATTTCACGGTATATTATTCAAGTCAAACTATTTAAAAAAATGGTATACAACGTTTACGTTGAGTGCATGCTTAGCGGATATTTTGATATTGGTAATAGGTATTATTTTAGCGAGACTTGTATACCCTTTCTTTTTTTCAGGATTTAGTATTTGGAATTTTACTGGATTGGCAGTATCTATCCAAATTATACATGATTTATTATTTTACTATTTATTTTCTATAACACCAATTGGATATAGTTTTATTTTAGACTTTTTCAAAAAATATGCACAAGAAGTTAGTTACCGAGCCATTCTTGGCGACAGTTTTATGATGATTGCAGCATGCTTATTGAGTTCTTACTTTGCTGGATTAAATACAAATATGAATATAATAAGTTTAATTGTTTCTCTCTATTTTATACCCTACATTCTTTACATGGAAAAATAGTTTGCCTATTTACGAATAAGTTTATACGTCAAATATGTAGTTAAATAAAATAGTATTGCGCCCCATGTAGTATCCAGGAGTACAGTGAGATAAGACCATTTTTTAAATAGTGAAGCATTTGTGAGTTCATATACCGCGTAAATACAAAGTCCTAAAACTGCTGCCTCGTAAGGACTTTTACGTCTTTGGATAATAAAATAATCCAATGCAAAGATTAAAAACACATACGTTAAAATTGCCGCAGTAAAATTCATTTCAATAGGAGAACCTTGTACTAATTTTATCTGATTGTTGAAATATGATTTCAATAAGTTGAGATAAATACTGTCTAAACAAATAAACAAAACTGCAGAAATGAGAGTGTCAAACATTTATTTTATATAAATAATACACATAAAAAGTTTATTTGTATTATATCAATAATGCCCCAGTTTCTCTCTATAAATGATCCATTATACTTAACATTGCATCCATGGATACAAAGTTTTGTACCAGATGTTTTACCTGATATTGAGATTGTTCCTCCTGGGGCTGGATACAGAACTTACTATCGGATAAAAACATCAAATAATAAAACATATGTTGTCAGTGTTTACACCCAAAATGGTTTTGATAGTTATATAAAATGTTCATTGTTATTACAAAATTATAATATTCCTGAAATTTATTTTTCGGGAAAAATTGGAGATATAGGAATTATGATATTGGAAGATCTGGGAACTGTACATTTGAGTTTATTTGCAAATGATAAGTCTTTAAAATACTATAAGGACGCAATTGATTTATTGGTGAATATTCAAAATGAGAAAAACTTTATAGGAGAAACAGAACTTTATAGCGAAACAAAATTTTATCAGGAATTGCGTTTAATGGAAGAATGGTATTTACAAAATTTATTAAACTATGAGTGTTCGTCGGAAGAAAAAAATGAGTTGTCCAATATAAATGATTTAATTGTAAAAACCAAAATAAATCAACCATTGGGTTTAATTCATAGAGATTTTCATAGTGAAAATATAATGATACACAAAAACAAACCATACATAATAGATTTTCAAGACCTATGTTACGGACCTTTGACCTATGATGTTGCTTCTTTATTGAAAGATATATATCATATTTTTGATATAGAAGAGAGAAATAAACTATTACAGTACTATTGTGAAAAAAAGAATATCACCTATGATGACAACTTTGTTAAACTATTTGATTACATGTGTTTACAACGGCATATTTCTATACTCGCATGGTTCTCTCGTTTATCGCTTACCAGAAATAAAATAAAATACATTGGGTTTATTCCTACTGCATTGAATTACATATATGAAACGTGTGAAAAGTACAAAGAGTTGGGGCCTTTAAAATCACTGTTGGAAAAAGCAAATGCGCGGTTGGATATTCCTTGTATCATTCTTGCGGCCGGAAAAGGAGAAAGGATGAAACCTTTAACAGACATTGTACCAAAACCTTTGCTACAAGTAAGAGGAAAAGCATTATTGGGGCATCATTTACATGCATTGTCATCTTGTTTATTCAAAAATAAAGTGGTAACAGCTTATTGGTTACAAGATCAAATAGTAGACTTTGTTGGAGAAACTTGTAAGGTAAGTAGAGAGAAAGAATTGCTTGGAATAGCTGGAGGAATTAAGAACGCTCTTAGTCTTATCAATCCCTTGGATTACTTTATTGTTGTAAATTCGGATGTATTTATTCCTCAGTTTAACTTTTTGGAATTTTATAACGTAAGATACAAGCTGAAAAACTCGGATAATTGTCAAGGATTTTTATTTTTAACTGAAAATCCAGATTATAATTTGCGTGGAGATTTTTATTTATCTGACGATGGATACATTGGGACTGAAGGAGTTGGAAAAAAATATACATTTACAGGTGTTGCAATGTATCATAAGAGTTTATTTACTAATGTTGTTGCCGGCGACTCTTTGTATCCTTTACTAACATCCAAACATAAATTAATGGGTAAAATAATGGATTCAGACTGGTATGATGTAGGAAGTCCGGAACGATTAATACAAATAAACAAATAACACCTTTAGGGCTATTTATTTGACTCTACCTTTTTAAAGGTATATTTTATTCTATATATATAATAAATGTCAATTGGATATTCAAATGCAATTTCTGGAAATTTTTCCATGCAATCAAAATTTAATGGCCCAGTAGGTCCTTTAGGCGGAGGAATAAAAGGTTTTATGCCTCAACAAACAAATGACAGTTATAATAGTGATTATATTGCTCAGAATCGTTTTACACTGAGGGAAGCATGGAATACAAATTATAGAAGTATTCTTAAAGCAAATGGCGGAAAAAGAATTATTACTCCTTTTCGCGCAGTTAATAATGCTGGTGATTTATTAAGTAGAGAAAATTATTCTTGCGGCGGATCATGCCAAACATTTCAAAGCCGTCCTGGATTGCACGGATTAAGAACCCATTTTGGTGCTATTCAAAGTGTTTGTGATAAAACAAACGTTCCTCCTTCCGCTTGCAATGTGAAATATGTGTATGACAGCTCTGATTATATCAAGTTTAAGAGACAATCCGCCAGTGTCAAGAACTACAATGATTTGTCAAACGGAGGAGATAGAAACAATGCAAGTCAATCTGCTTATCGCGCCATAAGACGTTACTAATTTTAGGATAAAACAAATATAGTATTATAATATATGACGCAATTTGACGATATTATAATAACTCCGGTTTACGGACCTTTAACCACAAATAATTACCCCAGAATTGCCGGTTGCAGAAACATGGGAATGCTTATAGGAAAACACCCAAATCCCCCGCAATTTTATCCAGCAAATGGGTCAAGCGAATTCTCTAATGCTCGTCACGAGTATATGAGAACCGCTTCTCATTATAACAATCCTTTAGGATTAATTCCAAAAGAAACGGGATCCTGTGGTGGATATAATACTACAACTGGACAAACTATGAACGGGGCTTTAACTGGAAAATATATTGCCCCTCAATGTTCTTCCATGTTTACCAGTTTTAAAAAGCGCAATGCGGTTGGAAAGAGCTCTTTGAAACAAGGCTTGCCTTATTCAGATCCCCTTAGTTATAAATGTTACTTTCCAACAGATGTTAAAAATGCATTACGTGTAACTCGTGCAAATGGATGCACTGCTCCGGCTAAAAAGGGATCTATTTATAATACATCATTACGAACATCTTGTGGTTGGGGATCGGCGGTTCGTTCAACTTATTAATTTTTCTCTCAATTATATAAAATGCAAAAGTATTTTGTTGAGTTTTTAGGAACCATGTTACTATCCTTTGTTGTTTTTGGTACAGGCAACTACATTGCTATTGGAGCTGCTTTAGCTGTTGCCGTTTTACTTGGCGGAAAGATTTCTGGAGGAGCGTTTAATCCAGCAATAGCTGTTGGATTAATGGTTTCCGGAAAATTAAGAAATAATGAATTGTTGCCGTATATTATCGCGGAAATATTAGGAGGTTTAGCCGGTTTTGAATTATCAAAAATGATTGTTTAATTTCTTTATATATATTATATGCATAAGACACATAAGAAGACATATAAGAATAAATACACAAAAACTCATAAGAATAGATCCAGAATAATGAAAGGTAGAGGTTTATTTGAGGATATGCAAAATAAAGTGAATGGATTATGGACAAGTGGAATGTCTAAGATGAAATCCATGTTTTCTTATAATCAAGCTCCCGGTCAAGCTCCTTATCAAGCTCCCTATCAAGCAGCAGCTAATCCAGTAGCTCAACCTCCTTATCAAGCAGTAGCTAATCCTCCTTATCCAGTAGCTAATCCAGTAGCTCAACCTCCTTATCAAACAGCAGCTAATCAACCATTTATAGGAGGAATGCCAGCCTATAATTCTTACCACGATAAATCATTTTCTCAAGTACACGGTTATCAAACCGCAAAACCATTAACCTATGTAAGTGGATATGGAGGAGGAAGAAATGTAAGAAGAGGAAGAAAAAGAAGAGGAGGTGATCCTTGCACCACTGCAGATTTGCCTTATAGTACAATGGAAACCGGTTCATCTTATGCAAATAAGTTAACAGGTGGAAAAAGAAGAAAAAACTCAAGAAAAACCAGAAAATATAGAAGATGAGGATGAAGATACTATAAGTTTTGGTATAAAGATAATTCATATGTAAACATATATGAATTTTCGCATATATTATGGAATATGGACAAACCACATTGATATTACAGATTTGTGTTTAAAAAAATGCACATACAATTCAATAGTTTTTATTCCAGCGACAGAAATAAAAAGATCTTCTTTGTTTACAGACCCAATAGTATATACATTAAAAAGTATTTTTGTGCATGATATAACAGATAAAGTGAAGTACACTCTAACAGAGTATGATTATTCAAAAGATGTATATATTGATATTGCAAATCATATTGTTTATACATCGGACAATGTTCCAGATTATATATCAAATACAAATCTAAAAAAACGTCTGGATTTTATTCATAGCCAATTAAAAATAGAGTTTGGATCATTTCAAGAAGAATATCCAGAACAAGAAATGGTGGCAAAATATATTACAGGAAATGAAAATGTTCTTGAAATAGGCTCTAATATTGGAAGAAACTCACTTGTCATTGCTTATATATTAAATTCAAACAATAACTCTAATTTTGTCACCATGGAATCAGATAAAGATATTTCAAATCAACTTATACATAATCGCAATATTAATAATTTGTCATTTCATATAGAGAATGCAGCATTGTCAAGTCGTAAATTAATTCAACAAGGATGGGATACAATTGTATCAGATGAAGTTTTAGAGGGATATAAATCGGTTTCAACTATTACATGGTCTGAGTTAAAAGATAAATATCAAAGTATTCAATTTGATACCTTGGTATTAGATTGTGAAGGAGCATTTTATTATATTTTACAAGACACTCCTGAAATATTGGATAATATAAAATTAATTATTATGGAAAATGATTACAAAGATATAAACCACAAACTATATATTGATTCTGTTTTAAAGAATGCAGGTTTCGCGGTGGATTATAGTGAATCCGGAGGGTTTGCTCCATGCTATGCAAATTTTTATGAAGTATGGATAAAAAATTCCCTATAACAAGACCTATTTATGTTTATTGGCAATGCAATAAAACATATATACTCCTAATAAAGCTATTCCCGCAAAATAAACTTGAGAGATAGTATCGTTTGGCAAAGTAGATCCTATAATTTCTTTTTGATTGGTAAATGCTTCTTTACAACTGTTTCCAGTAATAGGATTTTTTTTATCCGGGAAATTACATGGGTCCATATTTTGTACATCTACAACGGTTACATAATGAGTCTCACTTGATATATTATTATTTGTGTCAATCGTTTCCATTGTTATTTGTTGACACGGTGGTTTAGATCCTGATGTAAATGATTGCATAATACCAAAAGGATTCAATACATTTAAATTTGACATAGTTCCTGGAATAAGCCCCTTAAATTCACTAAAGTTTACTCCCAATCCACTGCTAATAAATGGTACGTTACCAGATGGAACATTATTCACATAAATATAACGGTCTGTTTCTTGATTTGTTTTAGGATCAATGCATTTTCCTCCAGTTTGAAGAAAAAATTTATTTCCCAATGGTCTTCCAGTAGAAGACGCATTTCCTCCCCCTGAAACTAATAATTCTACATAAGATATAAGGCCATTTACATCTCTTGCTGTAGTTTCTAAATTACCATCTGATGACATACCTATTTCTCCAGGAGTTTTAACATTTTTATAATACGGATAACTGGGTCCTAACAATCTTTGTTCAACTCCACTTACATCGGTTAATACTTCTTGAAATATATTTGACATGTTATATACTATAAATAAAAAAAATAACTGGGATTGTGTATTATAATATCTTTACACTCCAGTAGCGGGGAACCCAGGTTCCCCCACTCGCCCCCTCCTGCCCGAAGGACAGGATAAATCTTTATCATATTTCATAACATTTTATCTTTATAAAAAATCCATAAATTTATCATGGGTTCCCAGTGGATAATCCTACACTCCAGTAACTGTCATAGGCTTTCCCCCGGTTGCTTTTATTGCTTGGTTTGCCTGACTTTCCAAAATAGCGTTTACTTGTTTTCCTAAATTTGCAATATCATCCGTATTTTGTTTTACATCCTTTTTAACGCTATCAACATCATTTATACGTTGTTTTAAGTATTCAATATTAGCAGCATTTTGTTTTGCTAATATAAGAGGATCTTCTGGATAAGGTTCATACTTTGTAGTATTGCTTGGCACTGGATTTGGTTCTGCAACATCAGTTGATGTCATTCCTTCTAATAAATGTGGTCTAAAAAAATGCATAAATAAAGAATAAATAAAGAAAAATATCATAAACATAATCAATATATTTAATACCATAATTATAGTACATTGATATTTTATTTTTGATATTTTATTCTTTGACTATATTATGTCAACATCTTTTTATCCATTAGGTATGTCTAGTTATAATAATCGTCTTCCACAAGGAGGATATCAAACGTGGAAAGGAAGTGGTATAAATAGCAATCCTGTAGGTATTGCGTCATCAAATATTAGACCATTAACAAATAATGATACGGGAAATGTGTTTCCAACTGGATTTGGTCTGGCTCGCCCAATTAAGCATTATCGCAAAGGTAGAGTTATACCAACACAACCGTTTACAACATCATCTACCAATCCAATTGTTACCAGAGAAGTGTCTCTTATTAATTATAATTTAAACAGAAATATTAGTTCGTCTAATGGATCCTCCCTCGGCGGTGGTGCCGGTGGTCGTGGACTAATAGACCAAATGATAGATAGTCCTGGATCTTATTCTGTACTTCAAAATCCTTCCAATGAAATAGGAGAGAAACAACAACAAACCGCTGATTGCACAACTTGCAAAGGGCAAGCTGTTGTAACAAATTATTATCCAAATAAGAACTATTTAACAAATAACCCACAACCTGTTTCCTCCAGCCCATTATTTTGTTGCAATGAAGAGAAAAAAGCGCGAAAAAGAGTTCTTCCGGCAAGTACAAATCTTAAAAAAAATTATTACACAACATTGGAACAATATCGTGAAAATAGATGTCAAACATATGACCAACGTATATTTAATTTTGAAAGTTATGGAAATTTACTTGCAAAACCAGGTTCTCCTCTTTCTATAGCAAATACTTATGTAGCAAATTGCCAACCTAATGCAGAATTAGAACGATCATCTGAAATTGCAATTGTACAATCTATGTATAATGTAATGGTGCAACAAAATATATTAAATTCCGCGCAAATTGCATTGTACACATCACTCAAGATAACCACTTTTTCACAATTTATAAATTTTATATTGGCTCTACCATCACCTACAAACCAACAAGCAATGAATGTATTTAATAGTTTTGGTTACAAGTTTACTAAAGGTGATTCATATTCATCAAATACTATTAATTATTGGCATCCTGGATTTGGATGGGCTTGCACTCGTAAATCATATGATAAAATGAATGGTCTTTTT